TGTACCTAACTGTGATAACATTTGAAAAGATGTACCGTCATAGATTACAGATACGATTGCATTTTGTTCTATATCACCAGCTGCAATATCTTGGTCATTTTTCTTTTTTATATTCTTTGCACCCAAAGCATTTACATTTAAAGTAGATGCTCCACTAGATGCGTTAGCTGCTTTAAAGTGAAATACTTGCCCTGCTACATACGCAGTTACTGCTGGTGTTAAGGCTATTGCATAAGTATTAGCACTACCACTATCTGTTGCTTGGAATATTAAACCACCATCTTGTATCTGCCCAGCATTTACTCCGTCTGTATGTGCTGTACCATCAGCTAGTGATGTTATCTTTTGACTACCTAAATCAGCTGCACCTGTAAAAGCATTACTTCCATCTTTGTTAATAGCTTGGTTAATACCTGTTGCTAAATCTTGGTCGTGGGTATCGTGTCTGTCTGCAACAATCTTTGTTCCTGCATCTCTGTTACTTTGCCAAATCTGAGTACCAGTAAATACTCCATCTGACCTTGTATATGTTCCTCCTGACCAACCCATTTCTATCTCCTTTCTTGTTTTTTTACTATATTATTATTTAAAAAGCAATTATTTAAAATTATCTGCTCCTAGGAAAAATTCTATTTCTTAATCTATCACTTAAAAAAGGACTTGCTCCTTGCACAGTCCCACCTCTTAACATTTGAGTCATCATATCTTTAGCTGGACCTATTCTGTAACCTCCACTTAATAACAAAGGTGCTAATAAACCTTTTGCTGCACCACCTATAGCATCTCCCATATCTCCTTCTCTGCCACCATAAGCACCACCTATAAAAGGTAATGCACCTAATAAATAATAAGGATTAATTTTATTTTGTTCATCTGTAACACCTAAATCTTTAGCTTGTTTAGAAGGTTGAGATAAAAATGCTTTGTCTAATGCTACCGCTTTAGTGCTACCACTTCGTGCTACTTTGTTTCCACCAGCTATTAAATTATCTGGTGTAAAATAACCATCTGCTCTTTTACTTAATTGTTTAGCATTTTGTAAAGCTAATAATTTAGGATAAGTAGCATCAAATTTAAAATATTGTTGAGCAATATCAGGATTATCTTTTGCTATTTGTTTTCTTAAAATATCTAATATACCTTTATAACCATTTGCTAAATCATCTGAATCATCTGCTGTGCTTAATGTAGCTTTTCTTAAATTTGTTCTTAATTGTTTTTGTGCTTGTTTTAATGATTTACCAGTTAAATTTTCACCATCAAATCTTTTAAATAAAATGTTTTCAATTTTTTTATCAAAGTTTTTTATAGTTACATTATTAGTTAAAAATGTTGATATTTCTTCTTGTATTCCAGTTTTGTTTCTTATGGTTATATTGGTTAAAAGTTTGTCATAAACATCATCATAAATTTTATCTAACTGCCTAAAATTATCTGTACCATCTCCATTAGCTAATTTAAATTTATCAAAACTTAAACCTTTTTGCTTGTTTCCTATCTTAAGTAATTGGTCTAAACTTTGTTTTATACCTTCAATATTGTTTATGGGTTTAGGAGATTGTGGTAAAGGAGTTGTACTTTTAGAAACTGGCAATAAAGCATCATTAATATTTTTTAATAACTCTCTATAAGCCATTTTATTAAAACTTACTAATGTTCCTATTTTAGCTTTAGTAATACCAGTTCCAAAAGGTAACTGTTCTAATATATTTTCTATTGCTTGTGCATCACCTTCTGCCATCATTCCCGGAGTTACCTTTACTCTTTTGTCTTGTAAATTTTTAGCAAATTGACTAGGTTGTAAAACTTTTGCTAAAAAACCAAAAGGTAAAGAAAACATAGTGCCAAATGCTCCACCTTCTGCTCTAACTCTTAATATATTTTCAGGAGTCATTTCTTCTTGAGATAAAACTGACTCAGGGTCTGAACCAGAAAAACCTACTACACCTCCTGAACCTATTACCCTTAAAGCACTACCAGTTCCTGTCTTGCCTACCATAGCAGGACCAGTTATCATAGCACCTAATAATTCTGATGTAAGTGCTGCATTAGGGTTTTGAGTTCTGTAATTATTTATTTTTTCTCTTACTTCTGGTAATATTTCAGAATAATTTTTATCAGAACCTAATGAAGTTAAAAAAGCTTCTATTTCATCTGATGTTTTTAAACTAAGTCCTTGCATACTTGCACGAGCATCACCTATGTTTCTTTCTTTGCTATAATCTACATACATATCTGGAACATTAAATTCCATTTTATTACCAAAATAATCTATATAAGGAGCTCCTCCTTTTATGCCTATTTGTTTTTTATCCCTATCATGAAAAAAAGGTGATTGGTTACTACCACCTCTTACTGGTTGTGTTTGTGCATTTACTCTTTGTTCTGATAATTTTAATTGTTCTTCAAATTCTTCATCATTCATAATTATCTACCTTTTCTAAATACCCTACGAATATATGGTATATTGTATTTATTTATAGTTAAATAATCTAAATCTTCATTAAATCTTTGTTGTGTATAATTAGGGTCATACATAGGACTATTTCTATCTAATTTTTGTCTAAAAAATTCAGCATCTTCTTTTCTTTTATCAAGAACAAAATTTAAAAAACTTTTTTGAGCCATATCAGATTCCATATAGCCTTTTCTTATTCTACTTAAAGTTGGTCCAGTTGCATTTTCTTCATAATTAGGATGTTTTTCTTCTACATATCTACTAAAATTAGCTTGTTTATTATAAATGTATTGTGAATATAACAACATAGCTATTTGCCCTTCTTTTGTATCAGTTAATGTAGGCACCATTTGTTGTAAAAATTTAAGTTCTTTTTCTGTTATTGGACCTGTTAATTTTTTAACATTTGATAAAGTTCTTTCTGCTAATTGTGTTTGTACTAATCTTGCATTTTCTATAGTATCACTTGCATCTGCACTAATTAAACCTAAACTTTTTCCTAATTTCATAACCTCTGGTATAAAATTACCAAAGGTTCCTTCAGGTGTATCTTGTCTTGATATAATAGTTAATAAATCATCAATGTTTCTTACTTCACCAATAGCACTTACACTATTTTGATAATCACTCATAAATAATTTTGCACTACCTTTACCTAATTCATCTGCTACAGTACCTGTTCCCGGCAATTTTTGTTTTCTAATATCAGGAGCTTCATATTTAACTAAACTTTTATATGGGTAAGATTTTGATAATTCAGTAGTAGAAATAAATTTACCACCTTCCTTATTAGGGTCACTTATTTGCAATTCTCCATCTATGGATTGTCCTTGCACTCGTGCTGTAGTTCCATCATTATATGTAATTACATATTCATTTTGTGCTTTAGCTTCTGATACATCTCCTAATACTTCTTGTCCTACTACTTGTCCTTGTTTATTTATTTTATATTGTGTAGTTACTCCATCTACTGTATCTCTTTCATAAGTAAACTCAGAATCTTTTCCTTTTGTTAATAAATCTTGTTGTGCTTCAAAAGGTATCTGTGCTTTGTTCATAATGTCATAAATATTGTCTAAATTTTCTTGTTTTAGAGTTGCACCAAATAATCTTCTATCTATAAAATTAGGGTCTTTATCTGGTCCAAATTGAAAACTTGTTGGTTGGTCTATAGTGCGACCTGTTAAAGCTTCTGCAGATACATCTTGAGGAGTAACTGTTTGATAATTCATGTCTGTTGGGTCTGATTGCACAGTAGTTCCCTGTGTTATATCACCAGTAGGACTAATTGTTGTATTAGGGTCATTAATAAGTTGTTGTACTAAAGACCTAGCTGTCATAGTGTCATCCATAGCTATTTGTGCTTCTTTTTTTGCTTGTCTTTTTCTAGCACCTTTTAAATAATCAGCAGTTAAATTAGCTATAGCACCTCCCGGTAACACTCCTTCTGCTGCATACTGTGAGGCACTTGTAGGAGTTCCCCTTAAAACACTTTTAAGTATTTCATCTTCATAAGGTGTTACTTGTCTTCTAAATCCTCTATATCTTTGTACTGCCATAATTACCCACTTAAAATATTTCCTAGTGCTGCCATTCTAGAACCATAACCTTGCATTGCAGTTCCATATCTTTGGTTAGCATCTCTACCTGCTGCACTTACTCCAGCAAAAATTGGAGGTGGTGCTACACTAACTGCTGGAACATCTAAACCAGAAGTTGCAATAGCTGGAGGAGGAGGTGCTTGACCTGTTAAAGTTGCAATTTCAGTTAAAGGTTGATTTCTTGATAGCAAATAATCTGCTAGTTGTCTATCTCTTATTCTTTCACCTTCTCTTACTACCCCTTCAGCATCACCTAATTCATAACTTCTTAATCCAGTTGCTCTTGCTAATTGTGCATCTCCTAACTCTTGTCCTTCTCTAATAGCTTGTTGAGATAAATCTCTTAAAGTGTCTTGATGAGTCATTCTTAATTCTGCCATAGCATTATTGTATGCATCTGAACCTTCTGGTATACCAGAATTAATTAATCGTGTTTGTAAATCTATTATTTCTTGTTGATGTTGCGGTTGTATTCTTGCCATTGCTCTATTAAAGAATTCACCTTCTACTCTTGTTGTGTAATTATTAATATTTTCCATTGTAGGAATAGAGGTAAAACCACTTCTATCTATCATTCCCGGTTGTGCAGATAAACCACTTAAAGAAAAAGTATCTTGTGGTAATCCTGATAAATAATTTCCTGCAGTATCTAAAAATTTATCTGTTATACCTACTTGCTTTACTCTTTGGTCTTCATATTCAGGAGTTAAACTATAAGTTTGTGCAAATCTATCGTTACCTAAATCTGTTACTAATGTCTGGTCATAAGGAGAAAATACATCTGGTCGATTCATTCTACCTTCTACTCTAGCAGTTTCTACATTTGCTGCACCTTGCTCTCTTGCTGCACCAGTATAATCAGGTGCTGGAGCTGGTTTTGGAGTACTAAATATAAAACTCATAATATTTCCTTTCTTAGTAAAACTGCTTTTTTCTTATAACCTTGTAAAGATTTTTCCCAACCTATTCTTCCTAAAATGTCAACACATTTATATTTTTTTTCTTTTGCATACTTTATAATGTTTTTTTCTATTTTAATCAAATCTTTTATATTACCACCTGCAACACCTATTCTTAAAACTCCCCTAAAGTCTGCAGTAATAGCCACACTATTATTTATTTTAAACATTTTATATAGTCCTATTTTTATACCTTTCTCTAATTCTTCTCTAGTTGCATTATCTCCTATCTTGCTAGCAGGCTCTAAAACTTTCCATATTTTATCTGTAATAAACATTATAAACCAACTCCTTTTTCATAATAAATATCTACACTATGCCATTTAATACTTTGTGCCTGTGTACTGGTTTGTATGCGTATTGCTGCATTCCAACCTATATCGGCTACACTTCTCCATACTAATTGTGAAGCAATCGTTCCTGCCCATTCTGATACATCCCATGTAGCTGTGTCCCATGAAGCTCCATCTGTAGTAGCACTAGATGGTGTATATGTAGAAGTTCCATCATTAAAGTCTACATCAAATCCTATACTAACTGGTAAGTCTGCATCTGATGATACTATAGGTCGTATTGCTGTAAATCTTTTAGATGTACCTCTACCACCATAATATACAAATGCTGTTTTTGCGTTACCTTGTATTTGTACTCCTGCATCACTTAATCCATTATCTGCTTTATATACTTTAGTATTTCCTCCAAAATATAAATCACCTTCTAATAAACCCCAACAGTAGGCATCTTGTCCTGTAAATCTACCCCATGCACCAGTATTTAAATTAACTACAAACTGCACAAAAGAACCACTTACATCATTTGGAACATTAAATAAAGCAAATTGTCCTTTAGGATAGATTAATGCTTCCCAACCAAAGGTAGATTTAAAATTAGTTACTGCTGTTAATATACTACCACTTATTTTATCTGATATAGCTTTTGCATAGTTTGTTTCATCTTCTGCATACATTTTAGTCAAAGGTACAAAACCAGATTCTGTTATAACAATAAGTTCTGGTCCTACATTAACAATACATCTTTTACCTATAGGTCTTGCTATTTTAAATACACCTACTAAAGACCATTTTGTAGCATCATTTGGGTCTGTGCCTTGGTACACAGCCACTTCTCCTTCTGATGTTATAAAAGCTATATAATCATCTGAACCAGAACCACCATCTCTTGTTAGTGTACCAGCTGCAACTAATTTACCACCAAAATTAAATACACTTCCTAATGGAAATGTAGATACTGTTCCTGCTACAGAGTTAATAGGTAAGTATGCAAAGCTTAAGCTATCATTTACTATAAAAAATAATCTTTCTTTAAATACTGTTACATTGTTTATTGTAGAACCTGTTACTCCACTTAAAGAAGGTGTTGCCCATGCACTACCATTGTAATGTCTAGGAGCATCTGCACCATTTACTATAAATAAAAATGAACCACCTGATGTTGTAAAATTAACATGTTGAAATTGCACATTAGATAAGCTAGTTACTACAGCACTTCCTACACTACCAGAACTTGTTACATCATAAATAGCATTATTACTAGAAGCAAAAAGTTTGTTGGCACTAGGAGACCTGTAAGACATTAAACTTTGTACTGTACTAGGTAGTCCTGTAACATGATTAGTAAATCCATTTCTTAGGCTTACATCTGTAGAACCCGGAAAAAAATTATCTAATCGAATAGCATCTGTTTGTGGCATTAAGTCAACAGCATCTCTTGTGTTTAATCCACCAATAGGTGCAGATTGAGATGTACTCTCTCCTGTAGGTCTAAAAACTGCCATTACTTTTTACCTTTATACCCTGAAGCATATATAGCTCTAGCTTGTTTTTTAGCCTTACCTTTTGATTTATATACTTTTCCTTTTTTTCCAAATCTATAACCACCCTTTACTTTTTTAACAGGCATTATAGTGAAAAGTTACCTTCTGGTTCGTTAACAGGTAGATATAATCTGTTTGGTCCTGCCATACGAATGATTTGCTTTGCACCATCTTTGGATTGCTTTTCTGATAACTTTAATCTGTATTCTTGAAATTGATTATCATAAGGCAAACCTTTTTGTTTTAAAAATCTCCATATTACTCCTAAAGTTATTATATCTTCATCTAGGACTGTTGTATTACTGTCTGCTGCATAACTTGTTGCGTTTGCATTACCATCACTAGTTGTATCTACCCAGTTTTTTATAATGTATTCAAATGCAACTGTTTCACCAGCTGGAGGTGTTGGGTGAAATAGCAATTTACCACCTCTTATTCTAAAATAATTTGTTATACCACTGCTCACACTTGCTTTTAATCTTTGCCATTGTGAGTTATTAAGAGGTCCATAATACTTTCTATCTGTAGTTCTATTCCACATTGTATCATTACTAAATCTTAAAAAGTCAGAAGCTATGGTCGTCATATTTCCTTGACTTTCTGCTGCAAGTGTTGTGTGTAATTCTTCTTTAATTAATACTTGCCAGTCATATCCAGATACTAAATTTTTACCTTCTCTATTAGCTGCTGCTAGTAATTGTATATTAGTAGTATCTGTAGAACCTATTACAGTTGTAGGAGAAGGCACTCCTATCTCTTTAGCTGCATCTTGGCATATTGTTAATAATGTCATTCTTTACCTACTATTTGTTGTATTTGTTCTGAATTTCCATATAAGAATTTTTTAGCTTCTTTTCTATGGTCAAGAACATCTTTTCCTAATCCATGACAAGCACCATCAGATAATTGTGATAATTGTTCTATTGATGTAATACCTTCCATTTCAAAAAATTTTTTTTTGTTTCTATTTAATGTTTTTAATTTACTCAATGAAGTTTCTTTTTTTTCTTTGACTGCAGGTTTTTTGTTTTTATAATATTCATAATAATCATTAGGAAACTCTTGTTTGATTTGTTCCTCTTTATCTTTCATTTTATAAATAACTGTATTTGGGTCTCCTATTAATTTAATTTCTACTAAATCAAATTTGTTTGTAGAATCTCTAAAAATACTTATTCTTCTATTACCAGTCATATTACCTCCTATTTAGTGTGGGGGAATCTCACCCCCACGATTATAATGCTTTAACCTGCAAATTGACAAGCAATTATTTTAGCTGAAGCATCTATAGCAAATGCACACACAGGTGAAGTTGCTGCCGCTGTTACATCTAATGTACCATCACCAGCTCCTGTTGGTGTCAATGGGTCTCCA